ACAGCCGTGCCCGCTTTGGCTCGGACAAGCGCCGCGTCTATGTGGTAATCAGGGCCTTGGATCTGGTGAATCACCTCATGGACCTCGGCGTGAAGGTTCATCAGACCAATCCGAATCCTGAGCGTACCTACGACGAGCCGTTCGTTCCGACCTACTTCGTGCCGGTGACGATCAACATGGATTCCAAGTGGCCCCCGCATATCTACTGGGTCACTACTTCCGGCAAGCGCCTGCTCTGCAACATGGACACGATCGGCCAGCTGGACTTTATCCGGGTCAAGAACGTCTGTCTCCAGGCAAACCTTGTCGAGAAGCGGAACGCACCCGGCGAGTACAGCCTGTATGCGGATGTGATGTACGTTGAGCAGGATGCAGATGCTGATCCGTATGCAGAGCGCTACGCCCGGTTTGCAGCTCCTGAAGCAGACATGGCAGAGCCGAGCGACCACACCGAAATTCCGTTCTGAGGTGAAGCATATGAAGAAACTGTTTATCAGCTGCCCGATGAAAGACCGTACCGAAGCCCAGATCCGTGGGACCATGATGCAGATGCACCGGATTGCAGAAGCAGTCTTTGGTGAAGAGCTGGAGGTGATCCAGACCTATATTCCTGATCCTCCGAGTGGCATGAACCAGGCACTTTGGTGTCTCGGCGAAAGCATTAAGATGCTGTCGGAGGCCGATTACTTTATCGGGATCTACGATGAAGAGAAAGCGTACCGTGGTTGTGCAATCGAGAACCAGGCCGCAAAGACTTACGGCATTCCCAGTTACACCATCAACCTGAACTATGTGGCTCGGGATGTCGTCGAAGCACGGGCGAAAGAGGCTCGTAAGTATAGCTGCTTTGGTTACTAATCAATGATATTTCGAGTGCCGGGGTCAGTCCCTGGTCGAATGCCCAGTCGGTGAGTGCCCACGTCGCAAATGGCGGCTCTAAGGAAACAGCTCGATTTATATTTTTGATGTGCAATTTGGGAGGTTGACAGTATGAAAGTTCTGAGGGTTCGCCCAAAGCATTACCCTGAAGTGATCGACATTGACTGCTCTCTGGAATCGCTCCAGAAAGAGGTGGAAGGCCCGATTCAGGCTGTTTACCCGTGGGACGATGAGGTGGCATTGATTTGCAACGAAGAAGGAAAGCTGCATGATGATTGCATGGAGAAACTCAACCGGACGCTCGACGGCCCTTATGGTATCCCCATTGATATTATCGTTGGAACATTCCTGATTGTAGGCCTCACGGAGGATGATTTCGGTGAGCTTTTGCCGGAGTTCGTCGAGAAGTACGAGAAGATGTTCCATCAGCCGAGAAAATTCGTCACCTATACGGATAGTGAAGGCAAAGCGCATCTCGACGTTGACTATTGTACACCTGAAGAATAAGCACATGAGAGCCCTGGAGAAATCTGGGGCTCTTTTATTTGAGTCATTAGCATGGGCTGTACGGTGGGTTCGATTCCCGCATGACTCACAACCGGGCCAGAGAGCCTGATAATTGAACAACAGAAGGAGTAAGGATTATGAGCAGAGAAAAAGTAAAAGAGATCGTCGATTACATGGTTTCGGAGGGTACACAGAACACCAACTATGGCTGCTGGGCCTTTGATATTCCGGAACTGTGCGACAAGTTCGACCTTCCGCTGGAATGGTTCTATGAGCACAACGATGATATTTGCCGCGAACTTGACGAGCGTGATGAGGTTGCTGATTACGAGCAGAACTACGACTGGAACAACCATCCGCTGGATTACGACCTGGTTTACTACACGGACTTCTGCCATTTTGAGGAGGCGTGATATTTATGGGCGGACTTCGCAGAGTAGATAAGGCTTGCAAAAAATGCGGCGCTATGATGTATCAGGTTCCGTCAAAAAGATTGTACTGCGATAAATGTCGGGGCACCGTACCGCGTAACATGTCAAAGACGGAAGAAAAGCCTAAAAAGCTCACACTGTCAGAAATCATGCGCGAAGCAGACAAGGAGGGCTTGCAATATGCATCTTACTGCAAAAAGCACGAACTTTACTAAGAAAAAAGAGCTCTGGAAGGTGTTCAGAAAGCACCGGAAAGAGCTCTTTGCTTATACCGTCAGAGGGGAGGGCGAAGATGAGGAAGAGGCGACGATCTCGCTTCTGGCCTACGAGAATCACTGCAAGAAAAGTGACATTTATGTGACGTTGGAAATGAGGTGAGCGACCTGATGGCAGGTGTAACGCTCTACGACTACCAATTGGATGCGATCAACCGTATGAAAATCGGCTGCATCTTATGCGGAGGCGTAGGAAGCGGAAAATCGAGAACGAGTTTGGCGTTCTATTACAAACTTTACGATGGGGATGTGAACACGGAAAAATATGTTCGCATGACAGAGCCCCCGGATCTTTATATCATCACGACTGCCCGGAAACGGGATACGGGAGAGTGGGACGAAGAACTGGCCCATTTCTATATGTCCACAGATCCAGAGCATGATATTTACGAGCACAAGGTCGTGGTGGATTCCTGGAACAATATCGGAAAGTACGTTGGCGTGAAGAATGCGTTCTTTATATTTGACGAGCAGCGAGTCGTTGGAAAGGGCGCATGGGTGAAATCTTTCTACAAAATTACGCAAAATAACGAGTGGATTCTGCTCAGCGCCACCCCCGGGGACTGCTGGACGGATTATATCCCGGTGTTCATCGCCAATGGGTTCTACCGAAACAGAACGGACTTCAACAACCAGCATGTGGTATACAGCCAATTCTGCACGAAGTACCCGAAGATCGATCGGTATCTGAATACCCAGCGCTTGGTACGGCTGCGGGAACGGATTCTGGTTGACATGGACTTCGAGCGGCCGACTGTCTCGCACCATGAGAATGTATTTGTGGATTACGACAAGGTGAAGTATCTGTCGATCTGCAAGAACCGGTGGAATCTCTGGGAGAACATGCCAATCGAGACCGCCAGCGAGTTCTGCTATCTGCTGCGGAAGTTGGTGAACGCTGATACAAGCCGACAAGAAAAAGTGCTGGATATTTGTAAAGGCAGACCCAGGGTCATTATCTTCTATAATTTCGATTATGAGCTTGATATTCTGATGGGTCTGGACTACGGAAAGGATACTGAAGTTGCACAATGGAACGGGCACAAGCATCAGCCGCTTCCTGAAGGCGACAGGTGGGTGTATCTGGTGCAGTACAATGCCGGTGCTGAAGGCTGGAACTGCATCAAGACGGACACCATTATATTTTACAGCCAGAACTATTCATATAAGATCATGGAGCAGGCCTCGGGGCGTATCGACCGGCTGAATACACCTTACAAGGATCTGTACTACTACCATCTGAAGAGTAGGAGTGGTATTGATCTTGCGATTTCGAGGGCCCTGAACTCGAAGAAGGCATTTAACGAAAGGAAATTTTATGGAGAATGAGGAGGTTCACTGATGAGAAACATATCGAAAAAGACTCGGAAAAAGATTAACAAGATTCTTTTAAGTAACCACTTTAAGAAAAAGTTGGGAGTTACGCAGGATACATTAGTGTATACTCCGAATCCTAAAAGTTCATTGTCTGCAATTTGGCATCATATCGAGGTTCGGCATGATGGTACAATCTTTGGATATTTGCTGGATGATAAGGTTAAATATGTGGTCATAGGATCGGTGAACCGCAGAAAGGCTCGACAAACAATAAGAAGTCCTGAACAGTTCTTCCATCCAAGATGTCATTTCGCAAGGCAGAGCAAGCAAATTGCATTCAGACTCAAGAAAATGGGAGAAGATAAACTTGCACGTCTTTTCGATGATGATGCGGCATTGCTTCTAATCATCAACATGTGGAATTTAGAAATAGAAGATGACGATTTCTCGTTTGTAACACAAGACATGATTAGTCCAATATTGGAGGGTAAAACAAATGATTAAAGATTCTGGAGATCGCACCGAATTTGAAACTGGTGCCAAGCGTGATATGCACGCAGGGAAGGGTAGGATGGATCTTCTGCCCTGGTACGGCATCATGGAGGTCAGCAAGCACTGCGAGGAGGGTGCACTGAAGTATGGTGAGCATAACGTGGATAAGGGCATACCTCTGCATAGTTTACTGGACTCAGCTTCTCGCCACCTTGCAAAGTACATGGTTGGCATGGACGACGAAGACCACCTGCGTGCTGCCTGCTGGAACCTGCTGTGGGCATTGAATCAGCGAGAGACCCATCCGGAACTGGATGATAGGTTTGCAGTAAAGGTTGGGGAGGTTAAGAAAAAGAACTATCAAGTCCTTTGCCCCAATTGTGAGGCTACGATTATTAAAGAGAATGGCCAGATTTGCGATGGGGTAGGATTTCGAAAGGATGTTTCTGGAGAAAAACTTGAATTAAAGTGTTGTTTTTGCAACCATTCGGTGCTTGTTCCCATGAAAGATATTCTGGATGATAGGTTCTCAGTTAAGCAGGAGAAGACCCAGAAAAAACGTCCTTGGATATCGGTTGAGTGTACCAATTGCAATAAACGCCATCCTGTTGCCCATGAGGGGTGGCTGTACGACATGGATGAAGTTCCTGCGAGCAGTAGAATTTTGAAATGCCCGTTTTGTAATGGGCATTGGGTACATAAATACATCGGCGACCTTGACGGATATGCAGATCCTGACGAAAAGCTCGTTGCTGTTAAATGCGGTGGCTGTAATGCTCATTTTGGGATTCCTGCATCTAACTGGAACAGTATGAAGGAGTGCACAATCCATAACGGTGAGGTTCTGGCACGTTGCCCTCGCTGCGGAAAGGACACTTTTATTTCGGAGGTGAAACCTGATGAGTGACCGAATAAAAATTGTGTGCATGGACTGCGCTTGCAAACGCACAATCGCACTTCATAAATGGAATGAAGCTGAAAGGTATTCGAGGTACTATCCGAACATCCGCTATGCTAAGTGCAAGATTTGCAATGGATACACGATGCATAGATACGACGGAGGTAAGCGCTGATGAATAACTGGATGCGCGAAGTGGACTATGCGACCTACTGTCCGAAGTGCAAGAGCTTCAAGGTGCTGGAGACGGATGAACCCTGCCACGAGTGCCTGACGGAGTGTGCGCGGGAGGGTACGGTGAAGCCTCTGAAGTTCGAGGAGAAGACGCGAAAATAACAGACTCCTTTATGGAGGTGAGATAAATGGCAACAAGAGATTGGAGCAAAGTGGATTGGACCAATAACGAAGACAATAATCTTATCCGTGCATTTCTTGCAGATCCTGATAATATCATGAATTGCAGCCAATGCCCGTATAAGATGAAGCATCCGAGTTGGGACGCACTGCCTTGTGGACAATACCATTGCTGGGTTGAGTTGTCTTGCTAAAGGCGAGAGCCGTGGAGAAATCTGCGGCTCTTTATTTTTGGCGCGAAAATAACGGGCTCCTTTATGAGGTAAACTCATATTTGAAAGGAGATACTTATTATGAAAAAAGCGTGGAAAATTGGTATTAGCACTATTACTGGTATTGTCGGGGCGTGTGTGTTGATTCGTATCCACAATGCGGAGGTTCGCAAAGTATATTGCGAACGCTATGGAAAAGGATATGATGAAGGATATGCACTCGGACTTTATCAAGGGAAGTTGATGGGTGCCAATGACCTGTATATGAATGCTCATAATGGGAGTGAATATTTCAATAATTATATGATTGAAGCTAGAAAAGAATTTGTTGAGATAAATACAAAACTCAATAAATAAGAGAACTGGGCCGTGGAGAAATCTGCGGCTCTTTCTTTTTCAAAATGGAGGTTGAACGTACAAATGAGAAACATGTCTAAGAAAACATGGAAACTCCGGGTTTGGAATCGCATGACCGAGATGCAGAAGCTGGATATTCTGCTGAAGCACGCTAAGGTTCCGCATACGTATGACCCGAAGTACCTCAGCGATTATACTGAGCAAATTGTCGTGTATAACTCGGAAGGTCAGCGTATGTGGGATGCTATTTGTTTTCATGGAACTTTTAGTCTCCCCGGAAGTTATGGAGCTGAGCAGGGGCTTATCGAGGTGATGGGCGCACAGCTACTTGGCCATGATGATGTCAAGGGCTGGCTCACGGCTCGTCAGGTTACATAGATGTGGAGGTGTAGAAATGCTGCGCAAAATCGTTGATTTCGTCAAAAAGATACTCTGGACAGAGCCGATGGTTTCGACAGTCAACACGCTGAAAGATGCCATGCGGGATCTTGAGGTGGCCCGGAACCACTTTGAGAACTGCGATCCGGAGTTTATCACGGCTGCTATCTTCGAGCTGAACGCTGCGGAGAGCCGTCTGGATGCTGCGAGGAGGTGTGCGGTATGACAACTTTCTACTGCCCTACATATTTCTGCAATTTCTGTGAGCGAGAGTTTGAAGTGGGTAATCGCTATCATAATGAAGAGGAAACATTTAATAAAGCAAAAGAATTGATGTACCACAAAGCTGTTCACATCTGTGATAATGGAAATATTGGTGTCGGTGTTTTTACAGGATTTGAAAGGGTGGATATCGGTGACTAATAATACTTGGGAAAAAATCGGCCATATGCTGGGTCATATTCTGGCGGCAACGCTGGTTATTTGCGCATGGCTGATCATTATTGTGTTCACGCTGAAGGTGATCTGGTTCATTTTGTTCCGGATTCTGCTGTGAGGTACGATATGATTGACTATGAAGAAGTTGTTGAGGCCATATGGAGGTACGACTGTCCTCGAATTGACATTGATGAGGATGTTACGACCCTTTATGCGGATGGCAAAGCCTTTGCGCAAGTTATTCACAGGGCCGACGGGTCACGCGAGGACTTGTATTTTGAGGATTACGAGCTTCAAAAAGATATCCTGATCAAGCCGAACGCTACATTGCGTGATGTGGTCGAGCTTTGCATGAATGGTGACATTAGCTACGCAGATGCCCGTGAATGGTGCATGGAGAATGATATTTCACTTGGGCAATTCGACAGGTGGCTTTATGGCGCGCTGAGAAAGTCTGATACCCCTGTCCGGGTGGAACCGAAAGAACCGTGGCCATATCGAGTGGTGGCGGGCATAAACCGGGTGCTGGAGATTCTGCTTAACTCGATTTTGGAGGATTTTATATGAGATGTTGTCCGGTATGTTACGCAAAGGCAAAGCCTATTGTGTCTGATACGATAATGACTGACGCGAAACTTGAAATTAAATACGTGACAGTATGTCCACGATGCGGTTTCGGGTGCCATAAAGAAGGCAGTGTTATATTGCAATACGATGAAGCGAAAATGATTCCGGTGGTGGATGACCGTGGCTTACAGAGTCTTATTAGAAAGTGGGATTCAATTTTACGAGATCCTGAAGCAGAAAGGATAGCCAATATATGAAACACACCTTTATATTTTCCTGCACAGACAATGGCGGTGGGCATCAGACCTTTGAGGTCAGAGCAACCGACAAACAGGAGGCCATCCGTAAAGGCATGAAGACCGCGAAGAAGTTCGCTTGCGGAGATATCTGCGGCGACTGGGAGTGTAAATTAAAGCGAGAGGATAGTTTATGAACGAAGACTTTGGAGCGATTACCATTCTTGCTCCAAAATGCCAGAAGTGTCCCAAAGTGAAATCCTGCGACCATAAACAAATGGCTCATCTCGGATACATAGTTCAACAAAGGGGCAACGGAAAGAGCCTCAGTCAGCTCGAAATAGTGGATTCACTGATGAAAAGGAGATTTAATTATGAAAATCGTTGAACCTAAGTACGAAATCCTCACTGATATTTCTGAGGGAGGCATTAAGGAGCTCCAGCAGATCGAGCGGGTGGCCCGGGTCTGCTACAAGAGCGAAGACAAGATCACGCCGGATGGTGAGTCGGCAAAGAAACTGGTGGGCTTTCTGGTGAAGCAGGGGCATGAGGCTATGCTGGAGCATTCGCAGCTGAGTGTGCTGTTTACCTGTGACCGTGGTGTGGCGAATGAGCTGGTGCGTCACCGCATTGCGAGCTTTGCGCAGGAGAGCACCCGGTACTGCAACTACTCGAAGGAGAAGTTTGGCGGAGAGTTGACGTTTATCTGGCCTTCTTATATTCGTGGCGAGCAGTATTGTGAACTGAACGATAGCGAGGTTACGATCAAGAGTTCGTTCCTTGAAGCCATGACTTATGCCGAAAAGGACTACAAGCTTATGATCGCTAACGGTATGCGTCCCGAACAGGCTCGCTGTGTGCTGCCGTTGTGCCTGAAGACCGAGATCGTGGTGACGGCCAACTACCGTGAGTGGCGCAACATCTTCAAGCTGCGTACTCCTGAGGCGGCCCATCCTCAGATGCGGGAGCTCATGTGCCCGTTGTTGATGGAGCTTCAGAAGAAGATCCCGGTGGTGTTCGATGATATTTACACGTACTGGCCTGCGGATGACCAGACACGGAAAGGAAGTATGGTGAAGTGACTATGAAAGGAATTGATGAGAAATATATTGAAGTGCTACAACAGTTTGGCTTTCATTTATACACGACCGAAACCGGGTATAAACTGTGCTATAATCCGATAGGTGGAACATTCTCTGCAAATTTTAATGACGAGAATTTTGTAGAGAACCTAATCAACTTTGCAGAGACATTTGATCCGAGTGCCTATGCCTCGGTTGAAATCGAGGGCCCCTGCTCAATCAAAGAGCTTGCCGAGACAGTTAAAAATATGGAAGAAATTCAGCTTCTCCTCCTGAAAGTAGCTCTTGCATTTGTAAAGATCGATAAAGAAAGCATGGTGAACGAGAATGCAGCAAAGAACGTATGATTTTCTCGCTAAGTTGAAGGTTCCCATGCTGACCTTTGGTGGGGAGCTGATGGGCGAGGCTGTGGAGATGGTCGTCGATGACTTGAACTCGCACCGATTTATGTCCATGAGGGATATCGAGGCATCACTGGCAGATAAGTTCAATTGCAGCCCTGGTGTTGCGGATCGCCGGATGCGGTATGCATTGGATATGGCGGAGTATCGCTCTGGTGGGGTTAATGTTGAGCTGGAGAATTTGAAGAGTACGTACGATATTAAGGTGCTGTCGCTGAAGAAATTCTTGTATGCGGCGGGGAGAAGTTTGATGACGGAGGTGAGTGTGGGTAATGACCGCGGGCGAATTTAACGAACTGGCCAAGCAGGGGAGAGTGCGGGCTTGGATCGTGGATAATTTTAGCGGTGAATACGGGCTGGTTGAGAAAATTTCCGGTTTGACGAACCAGTTTGTGAGGTTTCGGTTCAAAGGTAAGAAGTGCGATACGATCATCTCGCCGGAGAATGTGATGTTTGAGATTGAGGACTAAAGTATGAAACTGGATAAAAATGTTATTTGGGTGCTTCCTCCCTAATTTACTTGACTATGGGCAGAGCGCATGATATTCTTGATGTATGAATAGGAGGTGCTTTTATGGCACGGACGGTAAAATGCCCTAGCTGCGGCGCGGATCTGACTGTGAAAGATGGTAACCGAGATTTCATGTTCTGTGAATTCTGCGGGACGAAGGTTCGACTGGATGACTATCAGGAGACGCATCGGTTCGTGGATGAAGCAAAAGTTCGGAGAGTGGATGCGTTCAAAGATATTGCCATGAAAGGCATGGAGCTTCACGAAAAGAAACAGGAGCAAGAGCGAGAAGAGGCTGAGAAAAATCGGAGAATGATGCCGGTTTATATTGGTCTGATGATTGCGATTCCGGTTATAGCCGGCATAATTTTGAAATTTTTCGGTTAAGATAAAATTTCACGGCCTTTTTATTTTTGAAAATACTTGACCGATGATGCCCGGTTCTGCCCATTTTATTTTTCGTAATTTTTGTGAACTTTTCGAGAAAACATCAAAAAGTGTAAATTTCGTGGCCAAAAACCCACTTTGTGGCCAAAAATTTTTACAAAAATGGCCACAAAAACTAACGTAAATACGTTAAAAATATGCCATTTGGCCAAAAACCCACTTTTTTCTTTAAGTTACTTAAAAAAATGAAAATTTATATATAGTAATAGGAGATAAAAAATGGGCTTTTGGCCACAGCGAGTTTTTAGCTCGATTTGGCCGCGAGGGCCATAGATTTTTGCCTTGTAAAATCTCGTCGGATAGTGTATGATAAAGATGCAGCGTATGGTTGCATTATCGCTGACGGTTATGAGGTGTAAAATATGGATTTCGTTAATGAGTATGGTTTTGAAGAATGGTGGACTGAAGATCGTAAAGGTCGGCATATATCTTGTTACGCAAATAAATATGTAGAACTTCATATAAAAAGACCCGTGTGCGAATGTGGACGAATACTTGGCAAAAATGGACGAGAGCATTGGCGTTGCTCAAAATGCGGAGCAGAGTATTCGTATGATGAGCTTTACCGTTCCTTTGGTCCAGATGATTATAATTACGACTGCGATGATGGAACGATACAAGATGACTATGGCGAAAGAAAATATGAAGCACTTCAGATGTGCTGTGGACCAGAAGAATTGTACGAAATCTATAAGCATCTTTAATGACGTGAAAAAAAGCAATCTCTATTATGGAAGAAATTCCACTAATTCAACAAAGGAGATTGCACCATGAGAAAAATTGAAATGGAAGAAAGAACACTTCAGGTTGTAATGACTACAATGGGCAATATGGAATATGCGCGCGGTAAATCTAGTGGGCGCAAGAACACATTGCAATTGATGAATCAGGCTATGACTTGGAGCGGAATTTCAAACGAGACAATACAGCACATTATGCAAGCTTATCGACAGCTTGAAAAAGTGGATAAGTTGTAAATTTTTAAAAGCCCTTGCGCGAAAAACGCAGGGGCTTTTTCTTTTGCTCTGTTTTCTCAAAAATTCCTAAAAATTCACATTATTTCCTAAAAACTCACGCGAGAAAAACATCCCCTTTTATGGGAGGAATAGAATGTGTCTCAAGACGTGCTATTCCTCTTATTTTTGGAGGTTGTATCATGCTCGAAAATAAATTCAAGACAGGATTGGTAAAGGAACTGAAAGAACGCTTTCCAGGCTGTAAGGTTGTCCATTTAGATCCTACGGAGATTCAGGGTATTCCCGATCTCTTAGTTCTTTATGGTAAAACCTGGGGCGCACTGGAAGGCAAGAAGTCAGCGACTGCATCTCATCGTCCAAATCAGGACTATTATGTTCGGCAAATGGACGAGATGAGTTTTGCTTCCTTTATCTATCCTGAAAACAAGGAGGAAGTTCTTAATGAACTGGCGAGATCATTCGAGGCTCACGGGGAAACATGCCCTCCTCGGAGCAAGTAACTATCATTGGTTAAACTATGATGCAGATAGGCTGACCAATGCCATTCTTAATTATCAGGCGAAAGAACGAGGAACCCGCCTGCACGCGTTTGCAGCTGAGTGCATTGCTCTTAAGCAAAAGTTGCCAAAGAGCAAAAAGACATTAAATACCTATGTGAATGATGCCATTGGCTTCCGCATGGATACTGAACAAGTCCTCTATTATAGCGACAACTGCTTCGGAACCGCAGATGCAATTACATTCAACGACGGTTTCCTTCGCATTCACGATCTCAAAACTGGAGCTGTTCCTGCACACATGGAGCAGCTCTATATTTATGCCGCTCTTTTCTGTCTGGAGTACGGATACGACCCGAAAGATATTCGGATAGAAACCCGTATCTACCAGAACGATGAAATCTGGATCGAGAATCCTACTGAAGATGAAATCAATCCGATCATTGCTAAAATCAAAGAGTTTGATCCGATTATCACTGATATTTTGTTAGGAGTGGCAGCATGAACCCGATTGAAAAAGACCTTCGTTCTTATTTTGGCATTACCTCTGAAAGTAATATTCTGGAGCATTACGGTACGAAACGCCATTCCGGGCGTTATCCCTGGGGCTCTGGTGATAATCCGTATCAGCATTCTGGTGATTTTTTGTCCCGGGTGAAAGAATTAAAAAAGAAAGGCCTCTCTGAAAAAGATATTCTGGAAACTATCAATAATTCTCTTCCCGATGAATATAAAATGGGGCTTACAGAGTTTAGAGTAGCTCAGCGGACGGCTACACATGAACGCCAAGCATTGGAGTACGACAAGATTCGTGCTCTAAAAGAAGATGGTCTTGGATGGAAAGAAATTGGTGATAAACTAGGGATGAGCGAATCTAGTGTTCGCTCTAAATATAATGGCAACATTAGTAAAAAAGAACAACGTGCTGTAAATATCGCAAATACATTGAAGGCTGAAGTCGATAAAAAAGGTATAATTGACATTTCTGAAGGAGCAAATTCTGTTTTAGGAATAACTCAAACGGAGTTGGATGAGGCCGCATACAAGTTAGAGGCCGAATATGGCTATAAGCGCTACGGTGTGGGCATCAAGCAGCCTACCAATCCTCGCCAGCAAACGAACATTACAGTTCTTGCGAAGCCTGAATTTGATCAGAAATATGCTTATCAGCATCAGGATCAGATTGATTCTCTTGGAGACTATCATTCTGATGATGGCGGAGAGACCTTTACAAAACTTCAGCGTCCGTCTAGTCTGGATTCCAGTCGTGTCGCTATTCGATATGGTGATGAAGGCGGTCTGGATAAAGACGGTGTTATGGAGATTCGCCGCGGGGTTCCTGACCTTGACCTCGGAAAAAGCCACTATGCACAGGTTCGTATCCTCGTTGACGGTGACCATTATCTGAAGGGCATGGCTGTCTATTCGGATGATCTGCCGGATGGTGTGGACGTGATGTTTAACACCAATAAGCCTTCCGGTACGCCCAAGATGAAGGTTCTCAAGGAAGCAAAAGCTGATCCTGACAACCCGTTTGGCGCGGCCATCAAGGCCAACGGCCAGAGCATGTACATCGGCGATGACGGAAAAGAGCACCTCTCACCGATCAACAAGCTGAAAGAGGAGGGCGACTGGGATACGATGTCCCGGAACGTCTCTTCTCAGTTCCTTTCCAAGCAGCCCAAGAAGCTGATCGAGAACCAGCTCAACCTTACCGTCGCGGATTACAAAGCCCAATATGATGAAATCATGCGGTACGATAATCCTACGGTCAAATAGAAGCTGCTCAACGATTTTGCCGATACGGTTGAAGGAACATCCATGACCCTGAAGGCATCTGCTTTCCCGGGCCAGTCCACAAAGGTTATACTGCCGATCAATAAGATCAAGGAGACAGAGGCTTATTGCCCCACCTATGAGAATGGCACCAGGCTTGCACTGATCCGTTACCCTCATGCAGGTACCTTTGAGATTCCCATCGTGACTGTCAACAACAAGAATGTCAGCGGCAAACGGAATCTCGGTGCAATTCAGGATGCTATCGGCATCAATGCAAAGGTTGCGGAACGGCTTTCGGGCGCTGACTTCGATGGCGACACGGTCATGGTAATCCCTGTTACCGACAAGGTCAACATCAAGTCCACCCGTGCATTGAAAGCACTGGAAGGATTCGATCCCAAGACCTCTTATGCAGTTCCTGAAGGCAATCCGAACAATGTCAGGCTGATGAAGAAAGAGGAGAAGCAACGCGAAATGGGCGTGATCTCCAACCTCATCACTGATATGACATTGCGAGGTGCCGATGAGGACGAGCTTGCACGTGCGGTTAAGCATTCTATGGTCGTTATCGACGCAGAAAAGCATAAGCTGGACTATAAGCGTTCTGAGCGCGAGAATGGCATCCCCGAGCTGAAGCAGAAGTGGCAGATTCGTGTTGACGAAGAAGGAAACACTAAGTATGGTGGTGCATCCACGCTGCTGTCCCGGCGTAAGCAGACAGTACGAGTGCCGGAGCGTCGTGGAAGTGTACGCATAGACAAGGAGACCGGTGAGTATATTTACAAGGAGAGCGGACGGACATTCACTGACCCCAAAAGCGGCAAGAAGCGTCTAGCGGAGGATACTGTCAGCCTGATTTCCGAAACGAAAGATGCTCGAACTCTGTCTTCTGGCACTGTTCAAGAGAACCTATATGCGGACTTCTCTAATAAGCTGAAGGCCATGGCCGCTCAAGCTCGAAAAGAAGCTGTTAATATGAAAGGACTCGAATACAGTGCTGAAGCTGCTAAAAAGTATGCCCCTGAAGTAGCTTCGCTGAAAGCTAAGTATGCAAATATGATCGCCAATAAACCCAAAGAACGCAAGGCGATGCTAATTGCTAATGCTAATATTAAGGCAAAGATTCAAGAGCAAGGTTTGAACCCCAACATTACAGAAGATAAAAAAGAGATTAAGAAAATCTCTTCTGTCGAAATGCAGCGTGCTCGTGATTCAGTTGGTGCAAGCGGACGCAGATCCAAGGTCACCTTCACGGATAAGGAATGGGAAGCTGTTCAAGCTGGTGCAATTTCAGACAACATGCTGATGAAATTCCTTAATTCGTCTGATTCTGATGAAATTGTGAAGCGTGCAATGCCAAAGAATGCAACTGTTATGACTTCTGCAAAGATGTCCAAAGCAAGTGCAATGCTGCGAAGCGGTTATTCTTATGCCGAAATCGCAAAGGCTTGTGGTGTTCCTGAATCTACTGTTTATAGTGCACTCAATAAGTAACAATCCATCAAGAAAGAGGCTTTGAATTATGGTTCGATGCTTTCTTACCACCTTTGACAACCCGTACAGTCCGTATGAGGAGTTTGAAAAGTGGTACCAATATGACGTTGATCATGGCTACAACTCTTCTGGTTTGCTTATGAGGATCGCCGAGACCTCCTCTCAGTTCACGGACAACGAAAATGCCTATGAAATTGAGAAAGCAATCGACAAGATTGTTGCTGCTGATCCAATAAACATTTACAAAAAGCTCAAAATCAATGTATCTGACGAAGATACGCTAGGCCAAACTGCGTAAAACATAGGGAGGGGGTCTCAAAATCGGCACCCCCTCTCAAATCGCGCAGGTCTGTGATATTTCCCCGGAGGGAAAATTGATAGTTGGGCTTTAAGGCTCCGACAGCGAAAGCTGCCGATTATATTTGTGTAAACTCTCGATGCCTGTATCCACAGCAGGTGTTGAGATTTACAGTCATATGGGAAATTGCCGAGGTTCTGGGGTGTAGACCGGGGCTTCGGCGGTTTTTGCAAGGGCTCATGGGAGTAGTATCCTCCTATATATTTGGGTTCAGGGCTTTCACGATGTTCAACCTCCATTGGGCATGATCTGCTTTTTCTTCTCCTTTCAAATGAAACAGGCTTAACTGGTACTACTGCGACTCCCATGAACCCTTGCAAAAGCAAAATAAGAATGTGAAACGAGGTTATTGCAATGAAACCTAAGAAGTCTGCCCCGGGCGAAATGTCGGCTGCAACTTCGCGGCCTGCAAGAACCCCGGAAGCACAAGAAAACTATATGATCAACCTGGCGATGAAGCTGGTTGAGAAACGACTGCTGGAAGGTACGGCATCCAGCGCTGAGACGACCCATTTTCTGAAGCTGGCGACCTCTAAGAACGAGTTGGAGAAAACAAAGCTGGAAGAGGAAAACAAGCTGCTGCGGGCAAAGACCGAGACACTCCAGAATGCAAAGCACTCCGAGGAACTGTACGAGAAGGCCATTGCTGCTATGAAGAAATACAACGGCCTGGGAGAGGATGACGAGTATGAGTGCTGAGGTATTTCGTATTCTGGTGTTTGCTATGATTCCGGTTCTTCTGGTGGAAGTTTTCCTGTCGCTTGAATACACCGGCGTGAACCGGAAATTCGACACGATTCTCATGTGTGCAATCTCCGGAACAGTAGGTGTTATGCTGTTCGGTGCATTTGTGGCAGATGGCTGGGTCTTTTGAGGTGTTGAACATGACACGAGATGAACTCGAGCAATTATGGCGTTACCTTATGTATCAGTCAGGCGAGCCGTTGAAGGATGGTTTGGCGGTTACCGTAAATAATAAAAGTGATGAAAGCGCTTATGAAAAGCTACACAGAACTATGCACCCTGCCGACCTATGAAGAGCGGCTGGAATATTTACAGCTGCACGGTGAGGTGGGGAAGGACACCTTCGGGTTTGACCGATGGCTGAACCAGGACTTCTACCAATCGAGAGAGTGGCGGCAGTTCCGAGACAAAATCATTGCGCGGGACATGGGATGTGATTTGGGGTGTAAAGACCACCCAATCACGGACTGGGTGCTGCGGGATGGGCGGCCAGTAAAGCCGAAGATCTCCATCCACCACATGAACCCCATAACAAAAGAAGACGTTCTCCAGCACAGCGAGAAGCTGCTTGACCCGGAGAACGCCATTTGTGTTTCAGCGGTGACGCATAAGGCTATCCACTATGGAACGGGGAAGGGCCCGAAGCTGCCAGACGGCGATAGAAAACCGGGCGACACATGCCCATGGAGGAAATAAGTATGTACCAGAAGAAAGCATTTAACCGGCGAGAGCAGGACTATGCCATGGCACTTCGGCGGAAGCTGGAAGAAGCGGAAACAATGATTCAGCACCTTGCACCGAGCCGCGCGAGAAGCCTGGCGCTGACCAAGCTGGACGAAGCACTGCTCTGGGCGAACGTGGGCATTGCGGAAGCAGGGCTCCAGCAGGGCTATACGGCTGCTCCGCGGAACAGGGGCTTTGACTTTGACGATGCTTTGGCCACGAACGTGGATGGGCAGCAGGTGCGGGCAACACGGGCCGGGGATATTACGCTTGATGGGATGAAGATTGTCCCGCGGAGGGATGAGAATCATGCTGTGACCGCACAAAACGCTGCTCCGAGTGCTGAGGGAGATCTCGTTTTGCTGAAACCTGGTCAAGTGGCGATAGATGCGGGGAGGCTGGCCAAGCTGGTCGAGGAGAGTGCACAGAAAGAAGCGGCCATGGGGAAGGACGGCGCGCCCCACCATCTGGCCGAACTGGAACTTCTGGCGAGGGCTCAGAAGGACTGGTATTATGCCATGATGAGCTACATTATGGGTGGCTACAGCGATGCCGAGGAGGAATAAAAATGGAACAGAGAGATTTTATGACCCGCGCAAAGCAGCTGGTGGTGGACTACTTCAACAGTCATGTGGACGCGACCGACGGCAAGAAGTTGACGATGGAGGATGTGTTCATCGTATGGTTCTCGAAGACCTTGCAGAACTGGAAGGCGCTTGTAAGCACCACCGTATCCGATGGCATGTACTATGAGATCACCCACAACGGCGACAAGAAGGAGACCTACCTCGACGTGTACAAGAAGTGGGAGAACCAGTGCATTGCGGACGGAAACACCGCACATTGACGGAGGCGCAGTATGGACAGCATCCTTACAAGCGTGAAGAAGCTGCTGGGCATTGCCGAGGAGTGCACAGACTTTGATGCGGACATCATCATGTACATCAACATGGCGCTGTTTGCACTGGTGCAGATGGGCGTGGGGCCCGGCGAGGGGTACGCCATTTCCGGGAAAGAAAACGAATGGACGGAGTTCGTTGCTGACCCGGTGAAAGTGGAAGCGGTGAAGGCTTACGTGGCCGTGAAAGTACGGCTGCTGGGCTTTGACCCGCCCCAGAGCAGCACCACCATGGAAGCGCTGAAGAATACCGCCTCCGAGATGGAATGGCGGCTGAATGTGGAGCACGATAATTTTGAGAAAGAAGCGTGACAACATGGTGAAACATGAAGGCAACATCCTGATGGAATGGCCCGAAGCATATCGCCAATTGGTTTCGGGTAAGAAAATTTGTATGTACTGCTACTATGTTGATGAAACTGGTAGGCATGACTACAAAGATTACTGGTATATCAATGCCGACGGGCATTTGGTGGTGCATCGTGAGGATGGAATTGAACGAGATTTGAGCGATCCTAAATGGCTGCTCGAATATTTGGAAATGACCACTTGGCCGAGATACTGGACAGTGATTCAGGATAAAACGTAAGGTTCCCACCTTATTATAATAGGAGAATTGAAAATGGCACTCTCGAACACGGCCACGCCGATCTATTATGGCCGTTTCAGAGAGGCCGTGATGCGTGGTGAAATACCGGTCTGCCTGGAAATCGCCATGGAGATGGAGCGGAGCGACGACCTGATCGCCAACCCCGGCATCTACTATGACGACAAAGCGGTGAACGGCTTTATTTCGTTCTGCGAGGACGAGCTGACCCTGACGGACGGCACCGACGTGAAGATGCTGGATAGTTTTAAGCTATGGGCAGAAGAGATCTTCGGGTGGTACTACTTTGTGGAGCGGAGCGTCTTTGTGCCGAATGAGCACGGAGGCGGTGGACACTACGAGACCCGGCGGCTGAAAAAGCGGCTGGTGACAAAGCAATACCTCATCATTACCCGATCGGCCGCGAAGACCATGTACCTGGAGTTTTTGCAGGCGTACTTTCTGACGGCGTACACCACCACGACCCAGCAGCTGACCACCGCCCCGACCATGAAACAGGCCGAGGAGGTGCTGGCACCTTTCCGCACCGCATTGGCACGGGCAAAGGGGCCGGTGTTCCAGTTTATGACCGAGGGCAGCCTGCAAAACACCACCGGCTCCAAGGCAGACCGGGTGAAGATGGCTTCCACCAAGAAGGGCATCGAGAACTTTCTGACGAACAGTCTGCTGGAAGTGCGTCCGATGACCATTGAGAAGCTTCAGGGACGGCGTGACACTGTAGCGACTGTGGATGAGTGGCTCTCCTGCGACATCCGGGAAGACCCCATTGGTGCCATTGAGCAGGGCGCGGCCAAGAACGAGAATTACCTCATCGTGGCGGCTTCCTCCGAGGGCACGGTGCGCAACGGCTGCGGCGACGACATCAAAATGGAGTTGATGAGCATCCTGAAAGGGGAGTACGTCAACCCCCATGTGTCCATCTGGTATTACAAGCTGGACTCCATTGAAGAGGTGGGCCAGCCGGAGATGTGGCTGAAGGCCAACCCGAACCTGGGCAAGACCGTGAGCTACGAGACCTATCAGCTGGACGTGGAGCGGGCGGAGAAATCCCCCAGCGCCCGGAACGATATCCTGGCCAAGCGCTTCAACCTGCCCATGGAGGGCTACACCTATTTCTTCCCTTACGAGGAGACCCTGTGCCACAGGAAGAGAAGTTTCTGGCAGATGCCTTGTGCCATGGGGGCGGACCTTTCCATGGGCGACGACTTCTGCGCCTTTACCTTCCTGTTCCCGCTGGCCAACGGATATTTCGGGGTCAAGACGAGGGACTACATCACATCCTACACCCTCAGCCAGCTTCCGGCTTCGAGACGGCAGCAGTATGAGGAGTTTATGCGGGAAGGGACCCTGTTCGTGTTTGACGGCACGGTCCTGGACATGATGCAGGTGTACGATGACCTGGACAACTTTATCATGGAGAACGAGTACGACGTACGGGCGTTTGGCTACGACCCCTACAACGCGCAGGAGTTCGTGAAGCGCTGGGGCGACGAAAACAGCACCTTTGGCGTTGTGAAAGTTATCCAGGGCGCAAAGACCGAAAGCGTGCCGCTGGGTGAGCTGAAAAAGCTGAGTGAACAGCGGAAGCTGCTGTTTGACGAACAGCTGATGCAATTTGCCATGGGCAACTGCATTACGCTGGTGGACACCAACGGCAACCGGAAGCTCTACAAACAGCGGCAGGACCAGAAGATCGATGCTGTGGCTGCCATGATGGATGCTTATGTGGCGTGGAAAAAGAACCGGGATGCGTTTGAGTAAAGGAATAAAATGAGAAGGGATGAATGCATTTGGCGCTGGAGAAATCCAGATGAGCTTTATCATTATGGTATCAAAGGCATGAAATGGGGCGTGCGGAGAACTCCGGCTCAGCTGGGACATAAACCCTATACAGATAAACCTGAACGTGCTAAAATAAACTCATCGGTATTACGAAGAGCTGTGCAAAAGGGTGAAGTTAGTCTTGCTATTCGGAAAAGCAAGCAATCGGAGCATGACCGTAATTCGCCTTTGTATAAGCAAGGCAAAAGCTACACCTATTTTAGTGCTGATAAAGCACAGCGCTATATTTTAAGGCTTCATGGAACAGGAACGCTGATCTCTTCAAATAAGGGTGAATGGGTAAAGAAAGAGCGTGTTCGATCTGACGAGCCGATTGGCGTATATGTTGATTTGGATGGCGCTGAACATGAAACCCATAACGCGCTCATTATTTATTCCAATAAGGGTACACATATTTATCCAGTAAGAGAGGATGTGACATCGTGAAACTGAGAGCTTATGAAGGAAAAAGAGTGACGGTAATCACTTCTGATGGAAAGAAATATTCTGGAGTGGTGACGGATTATATTTTTCCAGAGGATAATGAGCCTGAAGGAATCGAAAGCATCATTCTTGATGGTGAATTAGAGATTACTGGCCCTGAAATTGTTGCAATTAAATAAAGAAACATGATAGTGCATCAGCTTAACGGCTGGTGCATTTTTTGTTTGCAAAGGAGGTGGAACATGACGGTATATAGCGATGAACTCTACCATTGGGGTATCAAAGGCATGAAATGGGGCGTGCGGCGCTACCAGAATAAGGATGGCACGCTTACTTCCGAGGGAAAGAAGCACTATGCGCAGGATCACGAAGACTATACACGCGCTCATACGAAGAAAAGCGTCCGTGAAATGAGCGACAGTGAGCTGAATGCGCGTATCAACCGATTGCAAAAAGAGCATCAGTATGAACGGCTTACGGCTTCTCCCAGCAAGATCCAAAAAGCGATTAAAATTGCTGGGGCAACCGCCACGGCACTTGGGACTGTTACGACCCTTGACAACAATGGTTCTGCTGTGATGAAAATCGGTAAGAATATCGTTGAATCGGGTGCTTTCAAGAATGCGGTCGTCAGTGGAGCACTGGTTATAACGATGAAAGCACATGGCGCATGAGGAGGAACAATGCAAGTTTATCAAGATGAACTCTACCATCATGGTATCAAAGGCATGAAGTGGGGCGTGCGGCGTTACCAGAACCCCGATGGAACTTTGACCGCTGCGGGAAAGAAAAAGTATGGCAACCCTGATCGAAAACTTACCAGCTATCAGAAAACAATGTACCGAATTGATTACGGTGCCAAGGGTGCAAACCGAATCGAAAAAGATTATTCCAAAGGTATGGATAAAAAGACCGCAGTTGAGCGAGAGAAAAAGCGAATTGCACGAGGAAAAGCTATTTCGAGGGCGGTGTATGGTATGTATGTTGCTGATCTTCTGACCGGGAATAAGGTAAGCACGGCTGCTAAGAACGCTAGTAAAGTCGCAGTGGCAAAAGCCCTCGAAAAATTGGCGGCAGACAGAGCGTATAAGAATGAAACGAAAGACCGTATGTACGCTCAATATACGGAAGTATAAGCCTGGAGGAAATCAAAATGGCATCACGACCCCTTGGCTCCAGACTGCGACATGCCTGGAATGCTTTTCTGAACCGGGACCCTCCCGGAAAAATTTATATTGGGGGAGGTTACAGCAACCGGCCCGACCGGGTACGGCTGAACCGAACCAATGACCGGACGATTATGACGGCCATCAACACCCGCATTGCAATGGATGCTGCGGCGATCACCATCAATCATGTAAGGCTCGATGAAAACGGACGCTATGACGAAACCGTTGATTCGGGCCTTAATTCTTGTCTGAACCTTTCCGGCAACAAAGACCAGACAGGCCGCTCTTTGCGGTTTGACCTGTTTCTTTCGATGCTGGACGAGGGTGTAGTAGCACTGGTGCCCATTGACACCAACTATGACACGAGGACAGGCAAGACCGAATTTGAATCCATGCGGGTCGGAAAGGTACTGGAGTGGTACCCGGATGATGTTCGGATGGAAGTTTACAACGACCGGACTGGCCTGAGGGAAGAGATTACCCTGCCGAAAGACAAGGTGGCGATCATCGAAAACCCGTTCTATGCCGTGATGAACGAGCCGAATGGAACGGTGCAGCGCCTGATCCGGAAGCTGAACCTGATGGACGTGGTTGATGAGCAGGTGGGTAGCAACAAGCTGGACATGATCATTCAGCTGCCCTATGTCATCCGAACGGATGCAAAGAAAGAACAGGCCGAAAAGCGGAGAGCAGAGATCGAGCAGCAGCTCGCCAATTCCAAATACGGCATTGCCTATACCGATGGCACGGAACATGTCACTCAGTTGAATCGCAGCCTCGAAAACAACCTTCTGAAGACCGTGGAATACCTGACCAACATGGCATACAGCCAGCTGGGTATCACCCCGGAAATCATGAATGGTACCGCTTCCGACGCTGTGATGACCAACTATGAGAATAGAACGATCGAACCCATTGTGGCAGCTGTCGTGGATGAGATCCGGCGAAAGTTCCTGACCGAGGAAGACCGGGCGAACCGGGAATCGGTGATGTACTTCCGTGACCCGTTCAAGCTGACCCCTGTTTCCACCGTTGCCGAGATGGCGGACAAGTTTACCCGGAACGAGATTATGACCTCGAACGAGTTCCGTCAGGCCATTGGCATGAAGCCCAGCAAGGACCCTAAGGCAGATGAACTGCGGAATGCAAACATCAGCCAGTCGAGTGAGGAAATTGCTGCTCAGAACAAAACAATCACGGCAGGGCGAGATGCCGTAGAGAGGAGTATTGCAAATCAAAATGGTTAATTTTGACTACGATTGCAGCGGCTGGGCCACGAAAGCGAACGTCCAGTGCTACGATGGCCTGGTGATCGCGCAGGATGCCTTCAAGGAGTGCAGTGGTAAGGTTCGCCCTATGGTGTACAACCATGACCATAACAGTATCGATAACGTGCTTGGGCATTGTCTGCTGGAAAACCGGCCCGGCGGTATGTACTGCTATGCCAAGTTCAACGATACCCCGACCGGCCAAACTGCAAAACAGTGTGTGGAAAATGGAGACCTGAACGCTTTTTCGATTTATGCGAACGGATTGACAAAAGTTGGCAATGTCGTAAAACACGGCATCATCCAGGAGGTAAGTCTGGTTCTGGCGGGTTGTAACCCGGGTGCGATGATCGACGAGGTGATCAAGCACAGCGCCGATGAAGATTACGAGGGCGGCGAGGCGTTTATCGTCTCGGATACAGCCCTGAGTATCACCCGTGGCATGGACCCAGACGGCAATCCGCTGGAAGACATTTCTCACAGCGCAGACAGCGGCGATGCCGTGACTGGCGACAAAGTAACGCAGGAGGAAGCCAAGATGGTGGACGAAAAGAACGTAAACAAGGAAGAAACCGTAGAGGATGTCTTTAACACTCTGACGGAAAAACAAAAAAATGTCGTGTATGCGATCATCGGTTCTGCAATGCCCGATGAAAACGGCGACGAGACTGACGGTGAGGAGGACGATACCGTGAAGCACAACGCATTTGACAAGGACACCAACCAGACCGTGCTGAAGCACAGCATTGAGGACATCAACCAGGTGGTCAAGACCGCCAAGAGCCATGGCACCATGAAGGCTGCCTTTGAGGATGCCGGTATGACCGGTGACGAGCTGACCCACAGCATCGACAACATCGACTACCTGTTCCCCGAGGATCACCTGCTGGACACCCCGCCCCGCATCATCGACAAGCCCGACGACTGGGTGAGCGTGGTCATGGGCGCTGTCCACCACATCCCGTTCAGCCGCTTCAAGAGCATGTTTGCTGACCTGACCGAGGAGGATGCTCGCGCCAAGGGTTACATCAAGGGCAACTTCAAGAAGGAAGAGGTCTTTGGCCTGCTGCGCCGCTCCACCAGCCCCACCACCGTCTACAAGAAGCAGAAGCTGGATCGCGACGATGTGATCGACATTACCAGCTTTGACGTTGTGGCATGGCTGAAGCAGGAGATGCGCCTGAAGCTGAACCGTGAGCTGGCTCTGGCATACCTGCTGGGTGATGGCCGTCTGGCAGCCTCTGAGGACAAGATCGATGAGAACTGCATCCGCCCCGTCTTCAATGATGCAGACCTGTTTACCATCAAGGTTCAGTGCAAGACCACCGGCCTGACCACCGTGGAGGACAAGTACAAGGCCCTGATCAAGCAGATCATCCGTGCCCGCAAGGACTACCGCGGCTCCGGCACTCCGACCCTGTTCACCACCGAGGACGCTCTGACCGAGATGCTCCTGCTGGAGGACGGCATCGGCCACCCGCTGTATGCCGACGAGGCTGCTCTGGCCCGCAAGCTGCGTGTTGCAAAGATCGTGACTGTGCCCGAGATGGAGGGCCGCAAGGGTGCCAAGGGCGGCGACCTGGTCGCTATCGTTGTCAACCTGGCCGATTACACTGTGGGTGCTGACAAGGGCGGCGCTGTTTCCATGTTCGATGACTTCGACATCGACTTCAACGCGCAGAAGTACCTGATCGAGACCCGCTGCTCCGGCGCTCTGACCACCCCGTTCAGCGCAATGGCCGTTGAGTGGGCCGCTTAACCCGTTGTGGGAAAGGAGAGAAACCTATGCTGAAACCCTATTACGAGACCAGCTATGACCTGCATGTGGCAAACTACATTGCCTATGGCCATTCCGACAACAAGCTGTACGAGGATGCCGCCCACACCACCGAGGTGAAGAAGGCAGATGCCGAGAAGGCATTCAAGCTGGGCCGCCTGATGATTGACGACGGCACCAACGTGCTCCAGGCTGTGGCAATGACCGCCACTGGCTTTATCACCTACGACGGCAGCGCTGCGGCAACCTGGACGGCAAAGGCTGAGGACTGAGTTTTCAGCCCTTTTAGTTAGTTGTAACTAATCAAAATGGAGTGAGAAGAGATGAAATACAGCGGAAAGCTTGGCTTTGCCGATGAGGTAGAAGAGACTGCCCCCAGTGTATTTACCGAAAAGATGACCGAACGCCAATATTTTGGCGATGTACTGGAATTTGGACGGCAGATGCAGCTGGGGGACAAGGTGAACCCTGACATCACGGTGGGAAACCAACTGAGCATTGTAGCCGACCCGTTTGCACGAGATCATCTCTACAAGCTCCGGTATGCGACGTTCATGGGACAGAAATGGCAGGTATCCAGCGTGAAGGTACAATACCCGCGCCTGATCCTGACCCTGGGAGGGCTCTGGAATGGATGCACGACTGAAGGTTGACGCACTCTTACGCGAAGTGCTGAAAGAGAATACCGCGTCGATCCACCTCTATTTTCAGCCGAAAGCTGGATTCCAGCTCCAATATCCCTGCATCGTGTACAGCGAAAGCAGAATCCGAAACAACCATGCGAATGACCGGGTCTACATTCAGCATCCGTTCTACACGGTGACCGTGATGGACAGAGATCCGGACAGCAAAATCAAAGCGGCCGTAAGTGCGTTACCAAAATGCACCTACGACCGCTCTTTTGTTTCGGATGGATTATACCACACCGTATTTACGATCTACACTTAAGAAGGAGGAAGTTTATGGCAAGACTGATTTGGGATGCCGTTGGCGAAAAGATTTACGAGATGGGCACCAAGATGGGTGTCCTGTACCCCATGAACAACACCGGCGCTTACGACAAGGGCGTGGCCTGGAATGGCCTGACCGCCGTGACCGAGAGCCCCTCCGGCGCTGAGGAGACCAAGCTCTACGCTGACGACATCAAGTATGCTTCTCTGCGCTCTGCCGAGGAGTACGGCTACACCATCGAAGCCTACACCTACCCCACCGAGTGGGAGCCCTGCGACGGTTCCGCACAGGTTGCAACGGGTGTTTCCATCGGCCAGCAGAAGCGTCAGGGCTTTGGTTTCAGCTGGGTGACCACCGTGGGCAACGACGTTGACGACGAGGTGGGCCAGAAGATCCACATTGCGTGGAACAGCACCGCTTCTCCCAGCGAGAAGAGCTACGCCACCATCAACGACAACCCCGATGCCATCACCTTCAGCTGGGAGTGCACCACCTCCCCCGTGAACGTGACCGGCCACCGCCCCACCAGCCACATGGAGATCGACTGCTCCAAGCTGAAGCCTGCCACCGTGAAGGCCATTCAGGACAAGCTCTGGGGCACCGAGACTGTTGAGGCGACCCTGCCCACCCCGGATGATCTGATCAAGCTGATCACCGACAGCGAGGGCCAGGTGTAAACCTCTCACCGCTTCGGTCTCGCCAAGGAGAACGGATTAAACCTCTCAGTCAGCTTCGCTGACAGCTCCCCTAGTAGGGGAGCCCTTGGCAGTACGGGCAAGTTTTGTGAGCAGACCCCTGGTAGGGGCCAAGAATCAATGAACACCATAAAGGAGAAGAAAAATGCTGAAAAAGACGATGACCACCGTGGACTTTGGCGGTACTGAGCGGACGGAAGATTACTACTTCAATCTGACCCGTGCCGAGATCATGGAGATGGAGCTGACCACCGAGGGCGGCCTTGTGCAGATGATCAACCGTATCACTGCCGCCCAGAGCCAGCTGGAGCTTGCAAAGCTCTTCAAGCAGATCATCTGCAAGAGCTACGGTGTGCTGAGCCCGGATGGCCGGAAGTTCATCAAGAACGATGCGGTGCTGGCGGACTTTATGTCTACCCAGGCCTACAGCGACCTGTACTACAAGCTGGCCTCCAACGGAGAGGCAGCGGCCGCATTCTTTGAGGGCATCCTGCCGGAGGACATGAAGGAGGAGACCAAGAAGGCCGCCCCTGTGAACGCCCAGCCCGGCCTGATGGTGCTGGAAGGCCCGAAGAAGGGCACCGACGAGCAGTAAGCCTGCCCTCACAACTGACCGAACATTCAAAATGGAGAGCACTCTGAAAAGAGCGCCTCAATGAAAACACCCCAGGGAGGTGGAGCGGGTGCTGACGTTAAACATTCCGGCAAAGCAGAGCTGGAACGCAAAGACAGAGGAATTTGTCTATTCGGAACCGGTAACGCTGAAACTGGAGCACTCACTGCTCTCCCTGGCTCATTGGGAAAGCAACTGGAATATACCGTTCCTGAGCAATCTGGACAAGCTGACCGTGGAGCAGTGGCTGGACTACATCCGCTGCATGACGATCACGAAAGGGGTAGACCCTGAAGTATACGCCAGACTGACGAAAGAACAGTATAAAGCCATTAACACATATATGGAAGCCCCGATGACCGCAACATGGTTTGCCGGGGAGCCAAGACCGAACGAAATAAAAAATAAAACGAAACCTCGACCGAAACGCCCGCCCAGGAGAAATGGAACGGAGACAACGGCCGAGATTCTTTATTGCCAGATGTTCACATACGGCATCCCGAAGGAGTGCGAAAAGTGGCATCTGAACCGGCTCCTTACCATGATCCGGGTCTGCCAGGAGAGCCAGGCACCGACGAAGAAGATGAGCAAGGGCGAACGGATGGCCCAGCAGAGAATGCTGAATGAGCAGAGAAAGGCCAAGCTGAAAACAAGAGGATAAGCATGTCGAAAGTCATCATCTTTCGCCAGAAAGGCGACTGGAAAAAGACCCGGAAATTTTTGAAGCGATGCTCGAACCTGAACCTGGATGAGCTGCTTGACCGATACGGACAGGAGGGCGTGGAGGCCCTTGCGAAAGCGACCCCCAAGGACACGGGAAAGACCGCGGCCAGCTGGAGCTACGAGGTGACAAAGGGCAGGGAAAGCATCGTTATTACATGGAAAAACTCCAACATCGTGGACGGCGTGCCCATTGCGGTGATCCTGCAATATGGCCACGGAACACGAAACGGAGGGTATGTAGAGGGTGTGGATTACATTAACCCGGCAATGCGGCCGGTCTTTGAGCGGATCGCGGCCAGAGCATGGGGCGAGGTGAGGACAGAATGAGCAGGGAAGTGGACAGCCGTGTTGTTGAAATGCGGTTTGACAACGCAAACTTTGAGAAGAATACAAAAAAGACCATCTCGTCCATCGATAGGTTGATGGAAAAACTCCAGTTCAAGGGAGCGGAAAAGGGCTTTGAGAAGCTGGACGCAGCCGCGAAGGACGTGGACTTTGCCACCATGCAGACGAGCCTTGACCGGCTGGAATCCAAGTTCTCGAGCCTGAACATCGTGGCCACCACGGCGCTGGTGAACATCACCAACAAATTTGTGGATGCGGGCGAGAAGCTGGTCAAGAGCCTGTCCATCGATCAGGCGGTCAGCGGCTGGGACAAGTACACCGAAAAGACCTCCAACGTTCAGACCATCATGAACGCCACGGGCAAGAGCATCGATCAGGTGAACGGTTACCTGAACAAGCTGATGTGGTACTCCGACGAGACCAGCTACAGCTTCAGCGAGATGACCAGCGCCCTTTCTCAGATGACGGCTGCGGGCGGCAACATCGACAAGATGATCCCCATGATCATGGGCATTGCCAACGCCACCGCAGACGCGGGCAAAACTGGCTTTGCGTTCCAGAGCACCATCCGGAACCTGACCCAGAGCTACAGCGCCGGACATTTGCAGCTTCAGGACTGGAAGAGCCTGAACCTGATGGGTACGGCCACCAAGGCCCTGAAGCAGGAGCTCATTGACACAGCAGTGGAGCTGGGTGTCATCAAAGAAGGCGAAGTGACCATCGCCAGCTTTGAGTCGAGCCTGCAGAAGAAGTGGGCCAACACTGAGGTCATGGAAAAGACCTTCGCAAAGTATGCTTCCATGATGGAGGCGGCCTATGAGCTGACCCAGAAGAACCCGGGCATGACCAGCTCGGAGGCGCTGGAACAGCTGAAAGGGCAGTACGGAGAGCTGGCAGAACGCGCCGCTCTCGCCGCCCAGCAGGCCACCAGCTTCGCACAGGCCATCGACTCAACGAAAGACGCTGCCAGTTCAAAATGGATGGGCGTGTTTGAGACGATCTTTGGCAACAAGGAAGAGGCCACCGACACATGGACGGAGCTGGCGAACCGGCTGTATGACATCTTTGTGCCGCCCATCGAAGCGCTGAACGAACGGCTGAAGGACGGACTGAACAGCGGATGGAATAAACTGCTTGAAAATGAGCTGGGCGATCAGGCAGACGTGTATGCGTATACCATGGAGCAGGTGGCACTGGCTTCTGGTGCGATCACTGAAAAGCAGATCTCCGATGCAGGTAGTTTTGGCGAAGCCATCAAACAGGGAGGCATCAGTGCAGATCTTTTGAAAAAAGGCCTGGATGAAGCACAGGCAAGTGCAGAGAAGATGCTGACCCTGAGCGATGCCGAATTGAAGGCGCGAGGGCTTGAGCGGGAAGAAATTGAGAAACAGGCGAGCGCATTTGAAGAACTGAATCAAAAGGTTCAAAATGGAACGCTTGATCTGGAAGGATACTCGAAACAGATCCGGGAACTCTCTGGACGAGAGCATCTGATGCAGAGCCTGTGGAACCTGATGGATGCGGCAACTGCCATTGCAAAACCCATCCGTGAGGCATTTCAGGAGATTTTTCCCTCTAAAACAGGGGAGGAGATCAAGAGCTTTGCCCAGTGGCTGGATAGCATCACCAAAAAACTCATCATCAGTGATGATACGGCCAAGAAGATCAAGACAACCGCAGAGGGCGTATTCTCTGTTTTGCGGGTCGGGAAAGATATTCTGGAAGGCATCATTTCTGGTGTAGCACGGGTTCTGAACCTGGCAAAGCCTTTGGCCGATATTCTGCTGGATGCGGCATCGTCTGCCGGCGAATTTGCTTCGGAGATCACGAAAGGGCTTCACCCGCTGGATACCATTGGTACTTGGGTGACCAATTTTGTGGATGCGGTTGCTCCGGTGCTTTATTCTTTTGGCTCCGTTGCGGACAAGATCTTTGCACAGCTTGCGCAGGGTGCGAAAGAAGCATTCAATGAATTTGACCCAGAGAAACTGAATCAGTTTATTCTGGGCGGCATGGGAGCCAGTATGTTGGTCTCCATTAAGGGATTCCTTGAGAGCATTAAATCCATTGGCTCCAGCGCAAAAGGCATAGTAGGCGAAATCAAAGAATCCATCAAATCTCTGGGTGAGGCAGTCGATGCATGGAAATCGGCCAAGAAGGCGGACACTTTGATGACGATCGCCAAAGCAGTGGCCCTGATGGCCGGTTCGCTGGCTGTGCTCTCCATGGTGAAAGCAGATCGACTTGGTGCGGCTATTGGCGTACTGACGGTCACATTCGGCGAACTGCTGGGCGTGATGGCCGTTATGGCCCATCTGACGAAGAATGTTCAAAGCCTGAAGCTGAGCGTTTTGGCCGGTGGTATGGTGGCTGTCTCAGCTGCGGTGCTGGTGCTCTCGGGTGCACTGAAAGTTATTTCATCCATTGATTCCGACAAGCTGCTCGGCAGTGTGGTGGCACTTGGCGGCGTGATGGCAGAGCTGGCATTAGTTGCAGTCATTCTCTCAAGAGATGGAGGGCGGTTCACCAAGGGTGCTGCGGGCATGATCGCTTTTGCGGCAGGCATCCGTATCCTTGCTTCCAGTGTGAAAGCATTGAGTGGGCTTAATTCAAGTGCACTTACAAGAGGGCTTGTAGGTGTAGGGGCCCTTTGTGCTGGACTTGTTGTCGCTGCTAAAACCATGAACGGTGTAAAATTCGGCATCGGAAAGGGAACCGGCTTTGTTCTGATGGCAGCATCCATGGAGATCCTTCAGGATGCAGTTGCGAAGTTCGGTGAGATGGATAACGAAGCAGTCGTTCGTGGCCTGACATCGATCGGTGGCGCATTGGTTATTTTTGTTGCTGCTATGAACCTCCTGAAAGGGGGGATTGGCAGTGCAATCAGCCTGACCATGATGGCTGCGGCAGTGAATCTTCTGGTTCCGGCATTCCAGGGGCTTGGAAATCTGAGCTGGGAAGCAATTGGTAAAGGACTGCTGACCATTGTGGGTGCTTTTGTGGTGCTGGGTGGCGCGGCAGTCATACTTTCGCCTGTAACGCCGGTCATTGTGGCATTAAGCCTCTCGCTAAGTGCACTGGCCCTGAGCCTTGGTGCACTGTTGGCATTGAGCTCTGCCGCAAACTTTGTACAGAATCTGGCATCCAGCCTAAGTTTGCTGAACGGCCTGGATTTCCAGGTATTTTTGAACGGCATCAAGGCACTGGCATGGACGCTGGTCGAATTTATCGCCGGTGTTTTCCAGGGTCTGGCCGAGGTGGCAAGCAGTCTGGTGACTTCAATCGCCAAAATCATCAAGGCTATCTGCGACGCGATCATTCTGGCGGCCCCCTCGATCGGACAGGCGCTGTATGTTTTGGGCACAACTGTGATCGATACGGTGGTGAGCCTGACAGAGTATATCTGGGAGAAAATCGAGCCAGCACTGAACGACCTCTGGACGAAATTCACGACCTGGGCAGGGAGCCACAACCCGCTCGATCCGAAAAACTGGGGCGGGCAGGATAAGGGCGTTTCGGCCCAGACATTCGTGCTGCCTTTTGCGGATATTCTGGATGAGCTGAAAAACGGCGATTCCATGATGGCGGGCATCTATCAGGCATTTGCAGGCATCGGTAAAAATGCAAGCGAGGGCATGAAAGAAGGCCAGCTTGACGGTAAGAAGGAAGCCGCAGATGCTTCAGAAGAAGTTGCGAACGCGGTCATTGAGACCAGCAAAACGACTTTCGATTCTCATTCTCCCTCCCGGGTGATGGCAGAACTTGGCCGGTATGTGACCGTGGGACTGGCGGAAGGCATTGCCGACCCGAGTGCACTGGCACAGGCCAAGGCGAACATGCTGAACGTGGCTTCTTCCATCCGAAGCGTATTTACGACATTCTGGGGCATCCATTCGCCCAGTGACCTGGCAGCAAGCGACAGCGAGAACATTCTCGAGGGCGCACTATTGGGTATCGGTGACAAGCAAAAACAGGAAGAACTCCGGCAGGCAAGCTATTCTGGCGCGTTGGTGATGAAGGACGGCTTCCTCCAGGCTATCGACGAGACGACCCTTGCGATCCAGAAGAAGATGCCTGAGCTCTACAATGCGTTCAAGCTGAGCACCCTGCACCCTGGCAATCTAATTTATCAAAATGGATTGTCTACCGCGATGGATGAGTTCAGCGATGCAATGGATGATGCAATTGTCATCCCCGGCAAAACCGGCCTGAAGAAAGCGGGCAGCAGCCGGAACGCAACAAAATCCGAAATTGCAAATGCCAAGCAGGGAAACGCGGATGCCCAGAAGGCACTGAACGATCCGTATGGCATCCTCGGTAACTGGTGGCAGAAAGCACAGGACGCTGTGGCCGACGCAGTCACCCCGACCAGTTCCACGAAATCCAAAGCTTCCAAATCCGGCAAATCACTGGCAGACACGCTGGCGAGTGCCTACTCTGACCAGCTGAAGGCCAACAAGACCGAGATGTCCAACGCCACCGGCGAATACGCGCTGTGGGAAGTGACGGGCGGCGACACGGCCACGGTGGAAGAGCTCATCACCAAGAAGACCGAGAGTCTGACAAGGGAGATCGAGCTCCAGACCAAACGGGTGGGCATTGCGAAAGAGCAGTACGACACCCTGCTGGCCAAGGTGGGTGCAAACAACAGCAAGACCAAGGACGCTTACGGCACCCTGCTGAGCGAACAGAAGACCCTTGCGGAGCTTCAGAGGAGCAAGCAGGACAGCATCCTGAAGGTCATTCAGGAGCGGTACGAGACCGATGCCAAGACCGCGGAGGACGAATACGAGCTTTGGAGCGCCCTGTACGAGGACAGCGCCGAGGTGACCGAGAAGTCCAACAAGAAGATCGACTACATCAACCGGAAGATCAAGAACCAGGCGGAAATCCTGCTGGCCACCGAGAAGGACTATATCGCCATCAAAAACGAGTTTGGTGAGGCAAGCCAGAAGACCCAGGCGGCCTACCAGCAGTATCTGGAGGCGCAGACCGAACAGCAGAAGCTCATCAACGAGCTGAATCAGGCCCAGCTGGATGCCTATGACAGCAAGGTCTCCTACCTGGAAAAGCAGGAGAAGCTGGTGACCAACCGGCAGAACATGCTGGCCAAGCTCTACGGAGACGGTGACCTTGCGGGCCGGGAGGATGCTTACAAGGCTGCGGTGGAACAATACGGAGCCGACAGCGTCCAGGCACGGAAAGCCGCCACTCAGGGCACTATGACCGCCATCATTGGCGTGGGCACGGCACTGGACAGCATGAGCTACAGCCTGAAGAAAGTGACGAACAAGCAGCTGAAGTACGACGAGGCTGTGAAGAAGTTTGGCAAGAACAGCGAGACCGCACTGGACGCACTGGCAGACCTGCAAAGCGAACAGTACAACTTTGTGGGCTTTGCGGAAAATCTGGCGGATGCCTTTGAGCTGGACGACGCCGGCAAGCGGATGATGATGCAGCTGGGCTATTCCATCTCGAAGAACTGGCGGCCCATTCAGGAGGGCTTCAACAGCGTCTGGGCACAGGTGCAGAAGAGCGCCCCGGAAATGGCCTCGAAGCTCAGCAGAGCCTTTGGCGTGGCCACCAAGGACGGCGTGACCAACGTGATCACCGACCTTTTGGGCACCATTACCGCCCTTGTGAGCGGCGACTGGGGCGGGGCAGTGACCGGCGGCATTACCACCGTGCTGGACTTTATGGGCACGGAGTTCGGCCGCCTGTTGATGAGCAAGGGCATGAACGCTCTGCTGGGACTGCCCGAAGCCTTCAGTGCGCTGGCCCAAGGCGGCGGTACCCTGAAGGTGATGGGACAGGTGGTCAAGGTGACCGGCGTGACCGAGAATCTTGGCAGCATCCTTGGCAACATGAGCGGTCTGCTGGGCTCTGCCACGGGCGGCACGGGACTGCTGGGAGAAGCACTGGGCGGTCTTGGCAGCATCGGCGAGATGATCACCGGTTCCGGCGGCTTACTGGGCGGTCTGGGCGAACTGGGCAGCACTCTGATGAGTGTGCTGGGTTCCATTGGCCCCGAAGGCTGGCTCATTGGTGCGGCCATTGTGGGCGGCGGACTGCTGATCGCCAACTGGGACAAGGTGAGTGAGTTCTTCAGCGGGTTCTTTGACTGGCTGGGAAATGCCTTCTCGAACCTGTGGGACTGGATCAGCAACGGCTTCGAGGGCCTGGTGGAGGTTGGCGGGAACCTGATCTCCGGCCTGTGGCAGGGCATTACCGGTGCGGCGGGTGCAGTCTGGGACGGCATCACCAGCTTTGGCGGTGCCATCGTGGACGGCTTTTGCAGTTTCTTCGGTATCCATTCCCCCAGCCGCGTGATGGCGGGCATTGGCGAGTACCTGAGCCTGGGTTTGGCGCAGGGCATCACCGACGAGACCGATTCCGTGGTGCAGGGCGTACAGGACGTGAGCAACACCGCCCTTTCCACCATGATGGATCTGGCCCAGCGAGTGGGCGACATTGCCAGCGACGACTTCGAGTATGAACCCAGCATACAGCCCGTAGTGGACATGAGCGACGTTCAAAATGGAGTGGACTGGCTGAACGACACCTTGTTCCAGAACGGCACGGTGGCCCTGAACGCAGAGCGCACCGCAGGCCTTGCCGCCAACGTGGTGCGCAGAGCCGAGGCGACCAAGGCTCAGCAGGAAGAGGCCAACAAGGCTGACCAGAAGGCCAACCCCAACGCCGACATCGTTTCGAGCGTGGAGGCACTGGGCGAGCACATCGACAGCATTGCCCGGGCCGTGGCCAACATGAAGGTCCAGATGAACGGCCGGAAACTGGTGGGCGAGATCATCAATGATGTGGATGAAGGCTTAGGTAAAATTTCGGGAAGGAGAAAGTAAATGGCTGACCAGGATTCACTGAACACCTCCATTGCTTCGACCATTCCGAGCTATGCGGGTGTCATCTTTCAGGTGACGGATGCGGACGGTGTGTTACAGGAGTACAGCACGAGAGACTTCAACCTGATCCCCCTGAACCCCATCCACATCAAGGCCTTTGACGAAAAATACGAGACCATGGAGTTCCCGCCCTATCACGGAAGTCCTGAAAAGACCCCGCTGAAAAATCGGACCTTCAAGAACTCGACAGGAACATGGGATTTCTATTATGTTGCGGACGGCTCGCCCCATTCCAGCTGGGATGATTACGGGCGAAACGCCGTGGACGAGGTGCGGGAGCGTTGCGGTATCCCGGACAAAACAAGACTGAGCATCCAGCTTTACCCCGACTGGTCAAGCCGGGAGGGAGACTGGACGAGCACATATTTCCGCCTGATGCGCATTTTGCAGGGGCGGACATGCACGGTCTCGCTGGAACTGGGCGGGACCGTTTTCACTGCCGCCAAGACCAAGACATACAAGGGCCGGTGCTGGGTGAGCAATGTAAAAAACGGCAACGATGGCCGGGTGACGCTGACGATCTCGTATGACTTTCAGCCGCCCGACGATCTACTGAGTTAAAGTTTCTACATTATTATAAAGGAGGAGCTGGATGTACCATTCGATCACGATCGGAGACAAAAACACCTGGGATGACTGGAAAATGATCCCCTCGTCCCGGCCGGTGGTGGCTCCTCCTGTGGAAAAGGTCGTCTCGGTGGATGTTCCAGGACGAGATGGTACGACCTACCTATCCAACAGCTTAACAGGCTACCCGGTATTCAAGAGCCGGGAAGGCACCTGGGAATTTTATCTTGACACCGATGCATGGCGGGGGAGCAACCTTTCCAGCCCCATCGGCGCAGGAGCGCTGGATCATCTTTCCCGTATACTGCACAAGGGCAATGCAACGCCCGGGCAAGTGCGTGTGCGGCTGGAAGATGACCCGGCGTTCTTTTATTTGGGAAGGATCTGGGTGGACGGCGGTATCAAACAGCAGAACGGGCACTCGCTCATCACGCTGGGATATACCCTTTATCCATTCAAGTTTTTATATGAGAGCATCCGGGAGGACTGGCTCTGGGACGACTTCGGGTTCGAGACAGACCTGGCCCTGCCGTACTGCAAAGACCTTTCCATCAAGGCGGGTGAGACGCTCAAGTTCCCGATGCCGCCCAGCGAGAAACCGAGCCTCATTCAGGTGGAGCGAAGCGGGGCAAGCGGAGGCACCCTGACGGCAACGCTGCGGAAGAGCCGAAGCTGGCCTTACGACGAGGCAAAGCGGCTGGGGCTGAAGAACACGGCAACCTCGGTGAGCCTGACCAGCAACACGAAGGCTGACCTTGGCATCGTGGACAACGACCTGCGGTATGACGTGTACGAGGTGGTGCTGACCGCAACGACCGCCATGACCGTGGGGCTTTACTATCAACCGGCGTACTTGTAAACCTCTCAGTCTCGCTATCGCTCGCCAGCTCCCCTAGTAGGGGGAACCATTGGCAGTACGGTAACTTTGAACTGGACGAAGAGCGTTTTACGAAATTTCAAAATGGATGCAGAGAGGGTGAGGAAGTATCGGATATAAAGTTTACGCAGGCAGTATCGAAAAAACGACCGGTACCTTTGGCGGGGTGAGCGCCCTGGGCTACCGGTGGACCAGCAAGGAGTGCATCTTCGATTCCCAGGGTGACGCGGTGGAAGGACAGGTCTCGAACCGATTTCTGGAAGAGCCCATCCTGAATCTGGCCAAAAACGAGTTCGGAAACTTTGAGGCGACGATCCCCTACCAGCTGAACTCCGCCATTGGCCAGTACACGAACCCCATCTACAAGACACTGAAGTTCCAGAAAACCTGGATGGAGGTACTGGAGGACGACGTTCCCATCTGGCTAGGGTATGTGACCGAGACGGAAAAGCAGTTCGACCTGAGTTACAGAGTGTATACGACAGGTGTATTGGGGCAGTTACAGAACTACACCCCAAAAATCGATGGCGGGACGTATTTCCTGACCGCCAAGTATGATGGAAGTGTACCGACTGACAGCCTGTTCTACAAGTCCATCGCGGCCCTCAAGGACTATTACCAGGGGCCGTATGGGACGTTCGGCATTGGAAAGGTGACCATCCAGCTGGGAAACACCATCGACACCACGAACCAGGGCACGCTGTTCCTGAGTCAGTGGAACCTGCTGCAAACCTACCTGCTGGACAAATACGACGGCTACCTGCGCACCCGCATCGTGCAGGCAGACAACGGCTCGGAAATATGGCGCATTTACGTTGACTACCTGTTGGACGCCGACGAGAAAACGACCCAGCCTATCGAGTTTGGCGTGAACCTGCTTGATTTCAGTTACCTCGAACAGATGGCAAGCGACATCGTGACGAGAGTGACAGCTTACGGCACCCAGACGACCACCAGCGGCTGGTGGATCTTCAAGACGACCACCGTGAGCGCGATCTCGGAAACGGTGCGGGACGAGGCGGCAGAAGCAAAGTACGGCATCATTGAGAAGTGCATCCAGGTGGATGGCAATGTTACCAGCGCTGACCTGAAGAAAAAAGCGCAGGAAGAACTAGACAATTACCGCCAGAGCGTGGAGCCCGTGATGACCCTGACGGCCTACGACCGGAGAGACGGTGGCGAGGATGTACAGCGGCTGGGGTTCCTGAAGAAAACCAGAATCATCTCGAGCCCCCATGAGCTGGACCAGTGGCTGGTATGTGTGAAGCAGACCTTACCGCTGGATTCGCTGAACAACAAGGTGTTCAGCTTTGGCCTGACCCCGGAAAAGCTGACGAAACAGCAGCAGGTGGAGGCAGTCAAGGAAAAGATCCAGAGCGTGATGGACGCTATCATCAGCTTCCTGAACCAGTGGTTGGGACTGAACCAGAGCTGAAACTTCAAAATGGAGTGACCGGAAGGAGGTAAAACGGAACCAGATGGACTTTGACAAGATCATTACAGGCATCCGAAAGGCGCTGTACGGACGAGAAGTCCGAGAGTACATCGCCAGTGCCATCGAGTGGGTGAAAAGCACCATCACGGATGCACTGGAGAAGATGAAGGAGCTGCTGAAACAGGCTGAAGCGGCACGGGATGCGGCAAAGGCAAGCGCGGACAAATCGGCTGCCAGTGCCACGGACTCGGCCAATTCTGCGGCGGCATCGAAGAGGAGCGCGGATGCTTCAACAGTGAGCGCAAATGCCAGTGCAAACAGTGCAACGAAATCGGCAGGATATGCAACAGCTTCCGCAAACAGTGCCAATGAATCAGCAGGGTATGCAAGTGATTCTGCGGAAAGTGCGGCAGCTTCCGAGGCGAGCGCCAAGAATTCTGCCAATGCAGCCATGAAGGCATTGCAGGAGGCGGCAGATTCGGGCGCATTCAAGGGAGATAAGGGGGACACCGGGCCGCAGGGGCCATCTGGTACCATCATCCGCGCCTACGATATCACCCTCGCTACCAACAGCGGGACATCCA